GCCGCATTCGCGCCAGCAATTAAGGCTTCCTCTTACGGTGAGGCTAAGCTATCTGGGAAGAATGGGGATATGGGCATGTGAATCCATATCCTAGGGATCTAAAATCTTAGGTGGTTCTGTACAAGACTGAGTCTTGACCAACTGACTTAAGCAAACAACACCCTTATGTTTTACCGACGTTTCAAAACCTTTATCCCTTGAAGGAGAATCTAGTGATGTAACGCTTTGAGGCCAATGCGTCAACAATGGTGGGGGCAACATGAAATACAAACTAAAATCGTCGCCGCCGGCTACATAAGCACGAGCGGGAACGATAGTAGAATTATTTTCATTGTGTAACTTTCCACTCCAAACTTGGCGGTCCAACGAAATACTTCGGAAGGACGTCCAATTAATTGATTTAGTCGGTCTTGGTATAGGAAGGAACGAAGTAGTTGCCAGAAATGGGGTAGTGAACTCAAGGACACGAGTTAAATCGGTCCAAACATTTACCATGCCATCTTCTGGACGAGCACAAAGTTCGGCGGCAGATCCCACGGACGGGAAATGCACGTCTGTGTGCCAACAATTCATGGTCGAAGTGGTGGCACATGTAAGCTTGAATTTGGTCTGCCCAGACCAATACACAAACAAACAGGAGACTTGGTCGAGAGCTCCGGCAGTGGCTATACTGTCGGTATACAAAGGACCAGGAGAAAGCGCATCAGTATTTCGATTGCACCAACGCCTAGTTATATCTGTAAACGTCATCTCTGTGTCAGTACTATATGGGTAAGCACAAGTACTGCCATCTCCAGAAACCTCTTGCTTAGAGAAATCCGAAACTCTCATCTGCCTTTCATACACACCAGTGTCTTTAAGGGGATTTGGGTTACAAAAAGATCTGAACTCGAAGTCAACGCCTGCCGACTCATACATCAACATCACGGGTGAAGCCGCAATGTCTCCGACCGAAACAGCAGGACTTTGTTCTTTGATATAAATTGCTGGGAATACACTTTCATAAGCATAACCTCCAGGCATCTGACACCAGGTAGGTAACCATTGATCAGCTGACAAAAAAGGTACGGTTATATCTACTCTAGTAGATCCCCGAACAGTTACATCATTCACGATTTCGTTTCCGACTAAGCCAACAGGAGCTGACCCACCCCATCTAACAATAAAATTGTATCTGGCGGAAATGAAAGGACTAGAAAAGATAACAAATGTCAATCTAATTGAACCCCTCCACATACGGAAATACTGAGCCATATAATTAATACGACTCCAGTATAAGTCACCAAGCTGCCACACTTGTTGCATACTCATACCGGAAGTAAGATTTAATAAACCGATATACGTCGGCTTATTTATAAAATCTCGAACTGTGAAATCCCGAATTGGTTGCATTAAACTTCCACTTCCAGCTGTATACATGGAAGAAGAAGAAACAAGAGATCCGAACGGGTTATTCCTCACTTCAGGGTCTGAAGGATCGGAAGACGGGTCTTTCGCTTTTTTGGCAGGTTTTGGACGTTCTGTTCCGTTCGTTGCATTATAATGAGACATTATTTCAGCTCGATGGACATCGTTTGGATTAGAACCCCTACCAGTAAATGACATAAACTGCTCAGACAGATATGAACCTGCTGAATAAAGATCACTTGAATAATCTTTAAAGTAGTTCTTCTGACTAGACTGCCTTTGATAAGCGTCTATATCATCTACATGACCTGAGGTCTCGAGATCATTGAATTTTGCATATTCAATAAATCTTAGGGCCGGGACCGCGGTCGAATCTAACACGAGTACTGAGTTGAATATCTTTTGGATAAAATACATATTGTGAAATTCATAATAAGTATCTATGGGCACAGCAGCTCCCACCCGAAACCAATCTAACCATTGATCGGGCGTCCTCCAAGGGATAGTAATCGTGATATCGTTTTGAACACTGTAATCAAGAAGTATAGTGTCATCAAATGACAAAAACGCTTGATTGGCACTATTGCTAATGTCCGGCATCGAACTTGCCGAACCAAAGCCATATACCATCGGAACAGTGCTATTCTGAATCCTGAAAGAAATACTAGAAAATCTAATATACCGAAAGGTAGCCAGTGCATCTTGGACGGCACTGACATTCAGAAGCTCATATATCGGATAACGTTTCGCGTTGACCGTAGAGCTTTTCGTGATGGTTTCAAACCCTATTTGATACCACCGCTCACAGATAGCCTTCGGTGACTGATCTGGATATGGGTTCCCAACAACTGGGAACGGAACAACAGGCAAAAGAGTCTTTGTCTGTTCTTCATCAATCTGAAAAGTAGAGAGGCCTTTTTCTTCTCGGTCATCTTTACTCTCATCTTTTCCTAACTCCAACTGAAAACTGTTATTTTCTGCAATCGAATTTACTTAGGGGCAGATACCTCGATTCAAGTATCCGTCCTGGAAAGATGGAAAATATTTAAATCGTAGCAGCGACTTGCACGCATTCCATTGCGCAAGAGGATCACACTACTAGATGTTTTTGCCGACACCTAAACGCGGTTTCACTGAGAAAACCTTAACTTCTCGGTTTATTACTCTCCCCGGACGGAGGTCTTTTAAGGACTAGATAACCATGTTGCTTTTAATTGACCGTGAGCATACACGACTTGGAGTACTAAGCCTTCCAAGCAGGCAAATATTAATATATATTTAAGAATGTTGAGCAAGGAGCCATCGTTCACTATAATGTCTATATGACTTACCGGGATAGGATATACCTAGATCTCGGCACATAGTTTTAATACGATCGGCTTCTAAATCAAAACGTTCTTTTCCATAGTGGTACCATTCTTGGTGAGCTTGTTCTAAATTAACTAAAAACTGGGAATCTACAGTAAGACCTTCAGCATTATCTTTTGCTGGCTCACGAATCCAGTAGCACATGGATTGAATTGACGCTTCGCTTAATGGCGCCTTAATATTTCCACCCTCTTGGCGGAATTTTCTAGCGAGAAACTCTACTTCCTCACGTTTCATGAAGTTGTCTGTTATTTCAGACTTATCAGGTCGGGTGTATTTATACCCAAAAAACCTAAACACAAACTCCGCATAAAGCGGCATAGTGCAGATCTTTTGGAATCGTTTTATAACCCCGGCCATATTATCATCTCCATAAACAATGAGCGGCATAGCTTGTCGTCGTGAATAATTTTCCATCTCCGGGTCGGCCTCTTTGTGTGTTTGCACGGCGTACCAGAAGAAGAAATTAAATGATATAACATTAACAAAAGAATTGAAAATCCCCGTTGGCCACTGGCCTGAAGGGTTGCTAAATGCTAAATCGTAAACATCTGACACTATCACCAAAATAGGGCCTACGCAAGAAAGGCAAGCGGCTTGAACATACCGATAAACCTTACTCTTCTTGGGTAGACGATAAAATGGGAGGATGGCATAACTAAAAAGCTTAGCTGCCCAAGGGTTAATTCCCGTGTCAAATGATTCTCCATCTCCAGCAATGATTTCGAGAGCCAAATTATCTAAGATTTTTGAAAACAAAAGTTTCCAATCAAATGCGTGCACGTTAGTTCCGATAGCGACATCGGAAGTAGCGCGACACCTTTTCATCTCAGTAACAATAGCTCCCAAATACATCACATGGAACAATAACATAGATAAAGATCCAACGGAAAACAAACGAGGTTTCTTTGGATCGGGGCGGGTTTCGTCTTTAAGACATCCAGCCACAACATTTCGAGGTAATTCACCTCGATCTACTGCGTCATGGATCTGTTGGACGAGGAGCCGCAACAAAGGATGGATTTCCCTAGTATCAGGATTCCAAAGATCTTTTCTAGAGCGCGCTTTTGGTATAGCACACTCAACATCATAACCGACAGCAGTACTGCTATCAAGGCCATCCCAGATCCCGGGAATCCCGAAAACCGCTTCTTCAATAGTCCACGGTCGTATTCGGGCTAAATCCATTTCTCGAGGGAAAAATCCCTCAAAAGCAATATCAGGATAATTCTTTGACAAATCTTTCATCCACTTTGGCATAGGTCTCGGAGGTGCCCGAGATAATTTTTCCAAAGCGTTTTCAAGCGGCTTGCAAAGAAATCCTGTTTCTCGATCTCCAATCCAGGTTTCACACAAATAACCCGGCACTTGAAGAGGTTCACCATATAAAGGCTCCATATCATGGTGCCCTTGAGCTGGTGATGCTCGAAGCTTAGTTTCAGAAGGTATTATCTTCACCTTAGGTGCCTTGCCCAAATATAAAAATTTCTTATTATGCACGGGGCGGGACAACGTTGGCGAAGTTATCTGAAGGAAGCTCGGATAATAACATTGACGAAAATATCGTTCATCAAGATCATCCTGAAAAATTGGTGAAAAAACTGAATTACTGTTTGTTTTCCCGGTATGAATACCAAGAAACCAAACAACACCAGTAGGATCAGTCCAGAGATACGGTTGCCCGCAATCTCCAGGAGTACCCATTCCACCTAACATTAAATAATAAAAAGAATGATCGACTTTAACGAACTTATCATGAAGATAAATTTCATCAATAGGCTTAACGCCCTTTTGGATATGATTTCGAGTCACTCTCTCAAGAAGAATACTTCCATCAGGCATCACGGTACGTGATAGCCGAGAGAACTCCCCAACCATGGCCAATTTCTCCTGCATATCTTGAGAATTTTTAAACATTTTAGGTTTCAAGCTCTTAAAAGGACTAAGAGCTGACGCAGGAAAATCAACTACAAAAACATCGCGTTTATTTGGTAACGGTTTAACCGTTACTTGAGAAGCATAAGCCGTTGCTAATACTCCTTGTGCATTAACGATGTTTATTTGTACAAAATCAAATCCGTATTCAGCGAAAAAATGAGCAATTGTAAAAAATCGGGAACCACTGAGAATTCCTTCTGCTCTATACCGTCTATCTCCAGGATAGACCACTTCAATAGTCCGCATATGCTGCGAAAAATTATAAACTTGTTGAAGTGATCCACTCTGTCCATAGCAGGTACTGTCAATAATATCATAAAGCCTATAATCCCAATCTCCAGCTCGCTTAGCTTGCTTAAGCCAAGTTTGCCTTTGCTCGGGACTTGCTTGTGAAAACTTGATGACGGCTTGACGAGAGGGTATATCAACCCCTTCCCAGTCACGCCAGTCATCAAATATAATACTGTCTAAAATAGAAAAGTCTGGAGAGTCACAATACTCCATCCAGACATCCACAATTTGCATAATACTTGCAGCTGTGGATTCTTCATAAGTACGATTAATAAAAACCGCATAATCATCGTAAGCTTCAATGAGTGACGGATACTTAAATCCAGCTACCACCCATGCAGCTCCTTCAGAAAATGCGCTCTGAATAACGTACTCTTCGATATGAATCGGTTCAGTTTGAGCCTGAACAGACCTTATCGGCAATTTTTGTGACTGACCTCTATGCATAGAATGAGCGTGGACGCTCCTAGAAGGCAGTCGTTGCTGATTTCCACGATTTAATGAATGAGCTTGGACGGCTCGAACTGGAAGTTTTTGTTGATGTCCCCTTCCAAGGGACTGCGCGGTAACATTACCACGTTTAGAGACAGAGGAATTAACCTCCTCCTTGAGATTGTGACCTGATTGGCCAAAAAGTCCGACACGTTCCTTAATTGTGTCTTCCTCCTTTGTAGCAAACCAACCACATAATCCCACAATTCCAACAGCTAAAACAGAAGCAGCAGCACCAAAAACAAGGTGTGAGTGCTTCCTCATAAACTTTCCAACTGTTGAATCTAAATATTCACTCCATCTCTCATACAAAATACTCCCATATGTTGACCAATGAGCTCCACAAAAAATAGAATTATCTACTTCAGTAAAAGGTTCAGTCAAACCAAATCGTCTCAAAAATCTCTTTGGATCTTCCTCAAAATAATAGCTCCCTTGCCTGGATTCTTTATAATCTATAATCTGTTTAGCAAGGCGAGAAAGCCAATTATCAGAGAAACCTCCATAACTTTCAGTTTCCAAAATAGACAACAATTGTCCTACTAACGGAAACTGACTCAAGTTAAAAGACCACTCAGGGTCGTCTCGTACCATCTTGCAGGCATCATATATAACTTGTGGAGAGGTCATAAAAACTTGGTTCTTAACTCCATATTTTCTCATTTTCTTAATGAGATAATCTTTGGTCCCTATTGGTAAACGAGACTCAAAAATAACTCTAACCAAAAGAATGCGAGTCATAAGAGCACCCTTAATCATAATCCTAGGGTCAGGACTAGTAAGGTAATACTGAAACTTTTGAAGAAAGTTTTGCAAAACTAAAGGGGACGTGACACACATCCCCGCTACATGAAATTCTCTTTGATCCGCAAGATCTATATTAAATCTAACTATATTTTTCATCTCAGGATCTTGCAAACCTTCTCCATAACCAGCAAAATTCAGCTGAGAATTGAGCTCAAGCTTTTGCCAACTCGGATCAATGGCATAACGAACACAATCCCCAACGGTTTTCTCTCCACCCCACCATTTTGACAAGTACATTTGACGTTCGTACTTGTCAACTGGAATAGGGGGAAGAGCTTTTCTAATCTTAGGAGGCCTTACAGGTCGTAAGGGTTCCTCCTTTTTATCAACAACTACCCACGGTCGATCACCGTAGGTAAAAACTACAGGTCCAGTAGTCGTTGTCGTAGTCTCAGATACACGCGTCTGAGAAACGCTAGACGATACCACCTCGGACATAAAAGCCGATTCAGTGGATTTTACACGTTGTTGAAATTTCTCCGTTTTATCAGCTCGCCGCTGAGCACGGATACCACGTTCAACACCCTTTTTCCTTACATCTGCCTCAGATGCTTGGAAAACAGGACCATTATACTTTTCCGGAACAGAACGAGCATCTGTCACGTACTTAGTATAAGAAAAATTCCGCATAAACTCGGAAACATCTTGTCTTTGTTCTTGACGCTGCATAATCTCAGCAGCAAGAATAGAAATAACATGAGAAAATCTCAGGACTATAGAACCATCCCGTTGAACCATCTCATGCAAATTTTTTGGTAAACCAAGATAAAAAGACTCCTTAAACGCCTCAATATCTGGCTCACTAACAATGAATTTCCAACCTTCATCAAAATTAGCTTGACTTCCATCTTTTTTCATCACGAATCTTTCATCGCGTATAACCTGTAAATACAGGGTCCGTCTACGAACAATTGCAGATGGAAATGTCATGTGTGACTCTTTATTAAGTAAATTATCTGTAAAATTTGAAGTCACAACAGCCAACATTGAATTAAAAAATGCTTTACCCTTATCACCAAAGGCCATGTCGAGAGGAAATGTACCACTCTCACAGGCCGTCAATAATTCGGACAAAGTTCTCTGTCTCTCCTGAGGATCTTGCTTCTCCAAAGCTTCATTCCAAACACACGCAAACTGACGCTCATAGCCTTCCCAATACTGAGAAAGTTTATTACGACTATGACAATGTGAAGGAGAGTACTTATAAGGTAATAATTCTGGCATAGATTCTCTAACTAAATCATAGACTCCTGCTATAATATGAGGATAAATAGTCGTTTTTCCTTGACCAGTATCTCCAAAAAGCCAACAACATACAGTCTCAATCCTTGTACAATAAAGATCTGCGGTTTTACGATGACTTTCATATAAACTATTCAATTTAGCAAAAGCTTTTCCGAGCACCATAGAGAACGTAGGATTGGTTCTAATATGATGAGTTAATGGTTCTAAGATCTTCGCAGTACTATGAAGCTCTTCAAGCTTACTAGCAACTACTAAATCTCTATCAATAGCCAACTCAACATCAGGAGTCTCGCAAAAAACACGAAACTTCTCTATAAAATTATCAAAATCATCCATTATCTTCTTATCCTTAAGATAATGTTCTCCATAATACCAATGATATATGTAGTCAAAACTACTACATACACACTCTTCTACCGATGAAAACACGGTAGGAAATCGACTAGCAAAATTAATAACAGCTCCAGCTGTTTGAGAATCAGCCTTAGATGTTGCGGAAAGCGCAGCACCTAATGCTAACCCTAAAACAGGGGCGAGATCAGAAAGACTTTGTCGTTCATACTCATTCTCAAAAACCTCTTGAATATGAACAATATCTTTCTTTGATAGATTACAACCTAAATACTCTAAAGTAGAGCATAAACACAACGAAAAAACTTTCTTACACTTACTAAACATACTACGAAAAATATACATAAACAATAATAACAAAAAAATACAAAAGAACGAAATACAAGCAAAGATTTTAGTCTCTTGCGAAATAGATTCAAAAAGTTTAATAACTATACTCTTTAAATTCTCAAATTCCTTAACCAAATAATCTTTGATTGAAACAAACAAATCAGCTCCTTTCTGAAGAGCCGAACCAACATAGCTACCTATTCTCTCAGGAATTTTAGACACAGCATCCGACACCGAGTCAGTTAAAAAACTACCAACACTATCTACTAACTTATTCCGAGCTCCTGAAAAAATTGAACTCGGTGAAAATGATTCTGCGAAAGGTGAAAACATTTGCCTTTCGTAATCAGGATCTCTATACTCTATATATTTATTGCGCACACCATGTACGCCTCTATCGCGATCGTCGTTAAACTGACGCGCGGGGCCTCGATTAAATTTGGCCTTAACATTTGGAGTCTTTGAACATAAACTAACACCTTTAGAAATCTGGTACATAGTACCTTGATCGTTCATATACTCAATAATTCTCTTGGTAAACTGATTGGTCTTCCTTCCGCAAAAAATCTGAAGGAAGAGGGAATAATTCCTTAGCCAATAAGTCATTGCATCACTATCTCTAAAATTTTCTGTAACTCTTTTAGCATGCAAATGAGTAAGCTGTCTCCCATTGTGGAAAAAATGAAATAAATATTTATTTGATATCTTATAAGAAACAATCTCGGCTTTAACAAACCAACACAACTCATACAATACCTCATTGACAGATCTAAATGCTTCTTTGAGAGTCATAAGATCAAAGTCTCCTGTAACTAAATGCGGAGACAATTTTTGAATCCTAACTAACTCTTGAGGAAAAGTTTTCGGTACGCGCAAAAATGTGACAGCGCGACAGTAAATCGTGGACTCGAACTCATGTTCGAGATGTACAGTATCATTTTGAGCCTTAAAAGCCGGGCTCAATCGTTTATTCGGCTCGCCTACAACAAATTCGTTGCAGAACCGATCTACTTCTTCACAAAAAACTTTTCTCGAGGCATTCTTCTGCCTTGAATACTTAACAACATTAAATTTATATTTGTTTCTAACATTTGATTTCTTAACTTCTTTTTTAAAGTTAGAAACAACTTCACTATCTCCCTGTGGAACAACCATTGCATTAAATCCTTGGTCATCAGTTTTCCACTCTCTATAAATTATAGGTTCAGAAACTTCAATAACATCAACTTCTTTTTCATTAGTTCGTCCATAAGACAAACCTGTACGGAGATCATTATCAAATCTCCAAGTAAGATAATCTTGAGGTTCAACACCAAATAATTCACAGTTAATTTTATAATCTATATAAAGTTCATATTCGAACTTGGAAGATGATTCACTATCAAAGTCAAAACGTTTTTCTTGATCTGGAATCAACTCAGGCATTTGAGAAAATGCACTATATGAGCAAGCATTAAAAATTCCTTGGGCTGTTGCATCTGGCGACTTGTCAATCTTAAACATATCACCAAAATCATTTGGCGAAAGAGGTTCAGGACCTATAGAATCCAGGTAGCTTGAAATAAATTTCAAAGAATTTTTATCTTCATTTACGATGACAAGATCGTCACCGTAAATGGTATTATTTGCTTGGACGATGGTGTTAAGCAGCTTACGGTCTGCTTGACTCCCAGTCCGATCGTCATTAGACTGGGGTGTAGTTTTCTCGCCTCCTACACGGGGCACTTGGGGCTTCCCTCCCTTGTATTCCATTTGAATGAGTAAAAAAGTTATACGTGATATTTCACACCGCTAACTTACAACGCCGCTGACTATGCGGATTTATCTAAATAAAGATCACACGCTACCTCATGGAAGGTAATTTCAAAAGAAGTATAGTCTTCTGGTAAAACTTTACACGTGTTGTCATTTACACGAATTCATAGACAAAAACTTTTTGGGCCGATACTACGGTATGCTTCTACACAGAATGATTACGTTTAAACGTGGCATCAACTGGCTCGCTTCCTTACGAAAAGGATAACTGTGTATACGCGGTCAATATGCTTATTAAGTTCAGGTAATTCTTGGTAACACTTATCTTATCTAAATCTAAGTAGTCTAAAATGGTGATTGCTAGCTCGCCTTATATTCTAATTCGTATTATAACTAAAGAGGACGAGTTTGGTGTCTTAATATTTCGACTTTTATATAGATGATCCAATCCGTCATATATAAAATCATATCGAAAATTCAGAAATTAAAATGGTTCCACGCTATAAATAACGTAGAAAGTCAAAAATATAAAAGAGTGTTTATACCTTAAAACAAACAAAACTACAAAAGATCACTAAATGCGAGCATTAAATGATCTAAATACCTAGATCCGTTAAAATTGCTTTTCCATTCACAAATTTAACGGGTTTATACTTACAAACTAGCAGGATCGCTAACAAATAAGTAAGGAATGTTATTCACTAATAACATCCTAATTTACAGAGGTTTATCGAAACATCTGTTAAGAAAACGGAGCGTAGTTGTATATCGTCACAACTATTATCAATAAAACGTTACTTGATTACGGTCAACTTTTAACCGTTGAAAAACTTCGTGCAGTCACACTATTCGCACATACTTTCTCTTTGAGAACTTCCATAGGTTCTTCTCAAATACACTTAATATGATTGAAACTGGTCTGAACAACGAAGTCAAAGTTTATAACAACTTTTTC